CCAAACTTAAAGCGTAGATTTTACCGTTCTCGTAGTCTCCTACTATAGAGGTGTTATTGAAGGTAGTGTAGCAGCTAGACCTATGTCGTATAAACAGCCCATCGTGAAAGCCAGCCCGTTCGTGCCATGCTCCTGTAGCCGCATCGTATACCCATGTAGCGTTGCCGGAAGGGAAGTTCAGAACATAGAATGAATGACCATCTTGTTGATAAGTGTAGGCTTCCGCATCTGAGACGGTAGCGTAGCCTTGAATAGCGTACTCAATAGCGTGGGTGCTGATACGCTCTCCTGTATAACCCCTCGACCTGTACACGATGCCTCGGCCCCTAGCATCCGCACCTAGCCAAAACAATCCATTGTCTAGCTTAGCTACTGAGAACGCAGCCGCGCAGCCAAGCTCGTTAAACGCACCTTGGATGCGTTGCAGAGGGAAGTCAGGCGTACCTGCGTCGTACCATACCTCTACGGAGTTAGTACCAAATAGCCACGCTTCTCTATGGTCTACCATTATGGCTATCAGGTTATCTGGGTTTCCTTCCGCACTAGCAAAGGCTAGAGGGTCAATAGACGAGCCATCGTATAGCGTAGTAACCCATAGCTTCTGCGAGTTAGGCTGATTATATACGAAATACCCATCCAAAAAGCTAACGGTTAGCGCCCCCTGAAAGTCAGGATCTGTTATCTGGGCGAACGCCATCGTGAACGAGTTGTAGATGTAGGAGTTAGGGCTACAGGCTATGAATAGCTGCGTACCGTTATCTGCCATAGATACAGGCCCCCTACCGGCAATAGTGCCTAGAAGTGTCGGTACCCAGTGGCGGTCTACCCTGTAGAACTCAAGTCCGCTTGCTACGTATGTGTAGTTACCAAACGACCATAACCCCCTTATAGGGCCAGTACCTACCGTGGCTAGAAATTTAAGCCCAGGCGCTCTATTCAGATACGCCGCTTCTTTACCCCCCTCAGTTAGCACTTCGGGGTAGAGGTTGACCATGCGGTTATCCGCAGCGTTAATGCTGCGGGCTACATAGCTTTGGCCTAATATAGGCGTTTTCAATTAATAGTTCCCAGCGAAGATATTGAACCGTTGACGTGTACCTACTATTGAATAAGGTAAGCTCATTATGTCGTCAGGGTTATTTATACGTTTAAGTGTACGTTTAGATGACATAGCTATGCGAGATACTTGCTGAGAAGGCTCTACGCCGAACTCGGCTGCTATTTCGCAGGCTAGGCAATACTTGAACGCTCTTAGGTATCCTGGGGGGAACGCCATAACGGTATCAAGCGTAGCTGGTTGAGTTAGCTCAGTTACTGAAATGAAGTGCCACTCTAACGCCTTAGTAGGCACTGGGTAGACGTACATATCAATACTGTCGTAGTCCATGTTAATCCAGAGAACCTGCGGATAAGTGCTGGTTACGGTCTTAACGGCGATGCCATCGTACTGTTGTTGGTTGATAATCTTAATACCAAAGGATATACCGTTGGTAGGATCTTTGAAGTATGTGGAGTCGTCTAGCAGTATAGGACGGTTGCCTATAAAGTCACCTGATGGGCCTAGCGTCCTTGATATTACATTGGGAGGCCAAGTAAACACTTGGTCTTGAGTAGAGAACACGCTTAGCCGTTCCGTACTCCATGAGTCAATCATTTGATTCATAGCGTTTAGCGCATCTTGCGCTGTGGCTACAGACGGGTTTTCGCCTTCTGCTAATTGCCCAAGTAGGCGTAGGGCTGCATTGATTTGATCTCCCGCTGTTGTCATCTTAGCTCCGTTTACGTTTAACTACTTCTCCTACAGGAGCCGCGACTTTAGGCGTATCGTGAGTATACACTGTCCAACCGTTTTTTGCATCCTCTGTTGCTTCCGCGTCACTGATTGCTACCTTAGTGCCGTGTACTTTATGCTTTAGGTAAATTACCATGAGTATTCCTTTAAAAGAGGGGGCTTTCGCCCCCCACTTAAACTAGGCTGTAACGCCTATGTTTGTCAATGCTACACGTATAGCATTGATGGCTACGATAGATGTAGCTAAGTCTGTTGGAGCCGCGATTACTGCGGCTTTTACTACGGGAGTAACCCCATAGATCCCAACATACCCACCGGCAACGCCGACTTCAACGCCTCCAGTAGAGCTTACATTACCATCACCAGTTTGATACGCTGTTGTTATTGCACTCATATTTTCTCCTTAAATGTTACCATCGGTAATAACGCTATCGGGTCTACTAACCACTACCTTGTACACTTGCGCGGCAGTTGGTGTGATAGAACTTCCTGTGTTATTACTAAAAGTTATCGCTAAAGTATTCGCTGCTGAAACCCTGCATCCAACAATACCCAGACCAGCTTGCGTTGTGGGCTTGTTAATACTCACCACATCTCCGACTCGAAGGCCGTTGACAGTGAAGGTTTGCTCTGCTGTGGTATTAAGCACAATCAGAGCAGGTGACAGCGTTACCGAGATAACGGACTGAGTTACTAAATTACCTGATACGTAGCTCATAGGTTACCCCCACATACGAACAGCCATTTGCGGACGGATCACAGAATATCCGTACAATACGTCGATACGGCAAGGCATACGGTCATTGTTAATGTCGTATTGACGAACAATACGCATCGAAATGCCATTATGAACTTGACGTGAGGCCATATCTACCCCTTGTGGGAGCAGCAAGTCGGCAGTTGCAAAGGTAATCGCATCCTTCTGGTACAGCAAGTTTTGCGGGTACGCAGTCGAAGCAGCACCAGTGAAGGTGATAAGCGCAGCATTTACAGGGAATGAATCCACAGTAGCTAGAGCATTACCTGAAGTGTAGATCGCAGGTGAAATAGCCACGTTAGTCCATGCACCGCCAGACGCTGTGTTAGTAGCAGTACAAACGAACTGTTGCAAGCTGCCGGTAGTTTGGCGAGTTTGTGGGTTCACTGCGTATACGTTAGCGATAGTAAACACGTCACCTTGGTTAATAGTAGCAGCGCCAGTACCGGTGTTCAGGCTGATGGTAGCTTGGCCTTGCGTACTAACTGTACCGTTAACTGCAATAGCATCCGCAGTTGAACGTGAACCAGTGGTGTGAGTTACGATAGACTGTGACATATTAACTTCATCATAGCCCAATACGCCTTCGCCCATCATACCGTTCTTGAACTGACGGGAGATAGTGCCGGTTGGGTTAAAGAAGCCCTTCATGCCTTCAACCAAGTTAGCGTTAGCTGCTGGGTTTACAGTTGCATAGCGGTTGCTCATTGGCGATGCGTACTCGTTCATCTTTTGATTACCTTGCAGCAGTACCAAAGAGGTAGAAGGAGTAGTACCAGGAGTACCAACAGATGAGTATATGCTCTTGTAAGCATTAGCTACATCATTGTCGATGCTAGAGGCCAGTTGAGAAATACGCGGTTTAAGTACACGTTCCGCGAAGTCGTCTAATTGCATTGTCAGCTCGGCGCTTGTGAAGTTAATGCCGATATGCTTTTGCGAAGAAACGGTCAAGGTTGTGTACTGCTCATTGTCGTCCTGTACTTGCAGGGCGGCTCCATCAGTTACTAGAGCGCGATCTGGTAGACGGATACGCAGAGTAGATCCAATTTTTGCACCTTCAACGGCAAAAGAGTCGTCGTAGGCACGGTTACAGTTACGGGTGAGTACCAGATTGTTCTCTAGGATTTCTAGAGACTTTCTGGTAATCATGTCAATCGTTAATAGCGAGTTACTCATTTTTTCCTTTCAAATATATCAATACGTCTTAGACGCTTGCTGCTTTACCTGTCTTGCTCTTTCGGCATTGATCCATTCTGTAGTCGTCATAGTTTTCATAGAACGAGGGTCAGTTGTATCATACGCCGGTGAGCCACTGCTTTTGGCAGTAACTGGTGAAATCGGTGCAGGCGCACTAGACGTTCTTTTTACTGGTGGATCAGAAACCAACTTGGCTTCCAATTTTCCTATCTCTTTAGCCTGCGAGATTGGTGACAAACGTGAGATACGCTCCGCTTCCTTCGGATTAGCGCCAAGATAGTATGCTACATCTGGCCCTGCCTCGGAGGACTGAATCGCCTCTGCCATCATGGGAGTAATTCGTATGCTTGGGTTGTACGCGACTTGTTCAAAGTCATCGTACTTAGTCCTTGCATCTTCCTCTTTCTCATGATACGCCTCAAGAATGTCCGACTGTTGCTTCTTGTTGTCCCGTTCTATAAGTAGCTTTTCTGCTTTCTGCAAAGCCAGTGCATCGGCATAAGCATCAACAGTTTCAAACTGCTCAATAGGCGGTACAACAATAGGCGCTTGTGGACGATCTCTTTCCCACTTTCGCTGCTCTCTTGCAAGCCTCTTACTAATTGCGGCATCAAGTTCCTCCTGAGAGAATGACTTGGCTTCCGGCGGTGTTTCTACTGGTTCAGGTGTCGCCGTGACTACCGGTTCCGGCGCGGGTTCAACCGCTACTGGTACTATATCTTCCATCTTGACTCCTAAGAATCCCTAGCTAACTGAGCTAGTGCAGTTTAAACTTTGATTATATAGCACAAAGCATAGAATGGCGGTAAGTTAGTTCCTGTTGGGCTAACCCCCGCATCAGCCATAGTAATATTTGTAAACGCAGATCCAGTATTCAGGGTGTACGCATCTCTAACCGGACGTTGGTTAGAACCATTACCGCCTGCTGTATCAGTTCCTGGGGTGTATCCTGTTTGGGTGTGCAAGTGACCAGGGTCTGCTAGGTCGTGATGATGGAGTGGGAGCGCTGAGTCAGCACTACCGCCCGCAGCAGCAGGAAGGTATGTGTTACCCGCACCTATTACAAATCTGTCTCTTAAATCTGGCGTACCGTACGCTCCGTTGCACAATAGCCAACTTGCAGGGATGCTAGCTACTGATCCACTCCATATTACTATAACCCCTATAGGAACCGCTGTAGCTGCACTGGCTGCGACGAAAGCTGTAGTAGCTATCTGAGTAGTATCTGTTCCTGGAGCCGCTGTAGGGGCTACAGGGATCCCTGTAAACACAGGGCTAATGTTAAGACCGCCTAAGTTATCAGCAGTCCAGATAACCGCATCAAGATCGTCTGTAAGAACGAACTTGTACGAAGCGGTGGACAGCCAGATAGCCGCCTCACCTCTAACGTCTAGGATAACAGGGTTAGTGTTAGCGGTAGCCCCACCGTGGTCGGTATAAGTAGATAAAGGGCTGGTCGTGCCAGCCGCGTAAGTATATATCTTCCCGCCTATCAGGGGAGCGCCCGTAGCAGTCGTAAACTGCATTAACGGGGTAGGTGTTAGGGTAAATGCCATGTCTATTAACCTTTACGTGGGGGGGTGGGCTGCTACGTAATCCTCAAACTTCTTATTTAGCTCTTGTAAAGCGTTAACTAAGATAGGTATTAAGCTATCGGAGTTAAATTTTAGCTTGTCTAACTTTTCTGTATCAACTAATACGGGGCTATTGCCTTCTAGGGCAAGAACGTCCTGTGCTTTAAATCCGTACCTAACAATCCCCACAGGCTCGTCTGTCTCTCTATTCTTTCTAAACTTATACGCAGTAGGCTTGAGTTTAGTAACAAAGTCTAGCCCGTGTGGAACGGGGGCAAAGCTAGTCTTGTCCCGTGCATCCGAAACAATCGTCCAAGCTACCTGAACATAAGCATTAGTGACCGCAGTAGACCCAAGGCACATTCTGTTACTTTCTGTCGTTGGGTCAAATATAGGGGCATAAGACCCAGCAGCGCTGAAAGGTGTAATACCGGTATTACCAGAGCCAGTAGTAAGCGCAGCTAGCGCATTTATGCCTACACCTGTGTTGAAGTCACTATTGGACTGAGTTAAAGCTCCGTTGCCAAGCGCGGTGTTGTTGTTACCTGTTAGATTAGATGTCAACGACCCGATGCCTACCGCGGTGTTGCCCGACCCGCTAGTGTTGTTGTACATAGCTCCATAGCCTATACAAACGGTATTACCCCCCGTTGTAGTATCGTGCATGGCGTTCTTTCCAATAGCGACGTTTTGAGACGCTTGGTCAGTTACGAATAAGGCATCATTTCCTATTACTACATTTGCTGATCCGTACAGATTGGCTACATTAGCTCCATCGCCAATAACTACGCTCCACGTATCACCCGCTGCGCCGTACAGCCCTTTTAACGCCCCCTTCACAAATAGTTCGGATGTGGAAGGTTTAAATTTATAGTTCGGGTTAGATGTATATATAGTAGACGCGCTGCCAGTAGTGGCAGCCGCGAATAGTGGGTATAGCTGAGTAGCAGTTGCAACATCACTAGCTAGTGTTACTCCCCCACCTCCACCACCACCGCTACCCCCGCCCACTACTACATACCAAGCATCTGTACCAGTTTTGGTACAAGTAGCAGACTCATACTGGGCTAAAACTGGGGCGGCAGGAGAAGCGCCTGCGGATAGCACGATTGTAGTGCCTGGGGTTACTGCGCTAATCGTAGTAATTCCTACGCCTATCTGTATTATGTTTAAAACAGTGCCAAGTTCAAAAGGTACAACCGCATTAGTAGGTATTAGAAAGGCATTAGCTGCTGCATTGCTAACAGTCACAATACGAGTAGCATCTGCTCCTACGGCGGTATAGGATGTGGTTGTCTGGGCATTGGGGGTATTTATTGTTACGTTACCCGCTGTAAGCCCTGCTGCTGTACCCGTTATGTTAGCCGCACCTAAAACTGAGGGGATACCAAGATCGGGGGTTACTAGGGTGGGGCTGTTTGCTAGAACAACTGCACCAGTTCCTGTAACTCCGTTAGTTATCTGAGTAGCGGGTATAGCTATAGTTACCGAAGCTGCGGCGGTAAACCTACCTTGAGCGTCTGTGCTAAAAGTACCTACCTGTGTAGCAGATCCGTAACCGCCTGCTGATGCAGCGCTGTTCGGCAGAATGTTGGCTATAGTTACTTGGCTAGTAATACCTCCCTGTACTATGGGGATTAACTCTGGCCCTGTAGTGGGTGTGGTAGCCGCTGGTAAGTCAGATATTTTTATATTAGCCATAGTTTACTCGTAAATAAATGTAGCTGCTACCGTTCCGCTAATGACCACGTACAAACCGCTAGAGAAGAAAATACCACCTTCAGACGGCATCAAAGGATACATAGTAGCCGCAGTAGGTGTAAATACACTGATAATCGTCTTAGTCGTGGTACCGTTAGCCGAATCGTAGATTGTAATGGTAGGCGTTGCACTGGCCGCGCTTACGAATATACCCTTCAGCTTACCGGCTGAAGTCTTTAGGTTAGTAGTTGCTGATATGTTCCGATAGTCTGACATTTTATTCCTTTATGCTAAGAAGCGAAGTTTATACAAAGTTGAAAGATACAGCCCTACAATTTCATCAATTATGTTATGGATAGCTGTATCGCTTTTATCGACTACATCGTACCTAACGCTCTCGATTTCATCAAGTTGCCCCTGCAAAAACTCAGTGATATTAGAGCTTTTCTTAACACCTGGGAGCTTTACTTGGCCTATTAACCCATGCCTACCTTGATAGGCTTCAGCAAAGGTGTCTGCTAGTGGCACTATCTCATCGTAGAAGGTATTTAAGGCCATGTGCTTTGCAAAGCTACGGGTATTGAGATGTGCTGAGTGAGCCACATCTCTACCTAAGAACAATATCCCTACAAAATCTGATGCTTTCATTGTTGCTCCGGACTAACATTAGGCATCTGTGGTGGGGCCATTTGTTGCTCCTGACCCTCATTAGGCATTTCAGCCCCGATGTCCTCATCTCTACCTGGCATTTCGCCTAGCAAGTCTCCGCTGCTAAGCATACCATGAATAGACCCCATTACTATCTCTTGTACGTCTGATTCGCTCAAACCACCTTGCAGGGCGGTGATACGTTTAGTCTCAGCGTCGTACATCTTGACTGATGCTTCAAACTCTTTGACCTTCAGAGTCTGATCTTCTATGGACTTATGGACATTCTGCAACATACCGTGCATTTGCTCCATTTCCTTGCCCATCATCTCTATTTGTTGCTTAGCTGCTTGCATCTCCGGCGATTCGTCGCTATCTGCTAGTAACTTCGGATCTATGGTCTTGGCAAAGCGTTTAGACATCTCCTCTGCTCCAGGCCAATCCATGTTCTTGATGAACAGATCGCCAGCTACTTGCCAGAGCTGCGGATTACCTTGCAGCAGTTGACCCATAGCCTCTAGCGACTCTTGACGCTTGGTCATGTAGCTTGGGCCTGTAGTCACACATACATCATATTTACCCACGCTTGGGTTGAATATTTTTTCAATAACAATACCATCTTGGTCAACTATCTTCTTGACAGGTTCTTGTTGGTTAGGGTCAATCTTAGCTGAATCTACCGATCCATCCACCCCTATGATGCGTGCTATACGCTGCGTGTCATATATTTTAGGTATCATATCAACAAGTTGACGAGTTCCGTACCTAACTGCTCTTGCTAGATTATCTACATAATGGTACGTACCGGTGTCAGACTGCTTCTCACGGGCCATAATAGCCTTACCAGAGCGCTCGTTAGACGTAGCGCCAAGGCTTGTGTCATACTGCCCAGTTGTACTCTTAATGTCGTCGCTAGCCCCTGCTTTAGCCTGCAAAAGCCCACTTGAAGCCATAGGTGGCTGTGAGCGTTCTGGCAGCGGTAGAGCGCCACCTTGACCGTCTGTTACATCTGGGTTTACTTCTAAATATGGCCAGTTAGTCGTGTTGGCTGTTTTCCATTGATTTTCATATCCCTCAAACTGACCGCCATAACCTATAAATGGAGCTTTGGGCGCTAGAGCCAGCATTTCGGCTTCTTGGCTAACCCAATAGTTGTACATACGTTGTGCATCTTTCGCATTACGTACCAAACCTGATACATACAACCTTCCGTCCACTTCATATTCGTTTCCGACTACACGTATTACAGGTATCCACTTACCAGCCCAATCCTGTGTTTCTAGTATTTCAAAGCCGTTAGTTTTGCACCATTTGACCTTTTTTACGTCTACATCGCGGGTTTTTATGGGCTTCATGCCCAATTCCTTCATGTGAGCGTCCTCTTTTGAGCCTTCAGTAGCACTTACGTTGCCGTGATACAGGTTTAGCTTCTCTTTAGTATGCTCAATGTGGAAATATTCAGCGATTCGGACTGTATCTTCGTTAATCCACTGCGATAATGACTGATCGCCCACGCCTTGCTGCAGTATGCTAGAAATTGGCGCTGCATCTGGGAATAATCGCTCGTATTCGAGCTTAGTGATGTCCTCAGTGATGAAACACCATTCAGCATCAGACCCACAAGGGTCTTGAATGGTTGGATCCATGTACACGCTGAACGAATTACGAATACGTCCGATACGAATGTCCTGGTCGAAGCTACCATCGTCGCAGTATTCTGTCAGCAGACGGAAATAGCCTTCGCCGTACGTTACTTGGTTCTCACAGGCTGTGTCGTAGGCTACGTCGGCATCCGAGATGTACTCAATGTGCCTGACAATACCATCAAATATCTCAGCTACCTCTACGTCGCCCTTATCGTCAGCAGGAATTACCTTGCCGCTTGGTCTGTTCTGTCTTTGGTCGTTGGTTACTTGCTTTATATGCTGCGGGAGCTTGTTGATGGTTAAACATGGTCGGGCATTGATCGTTTGCCCTTGTACAGAGCCTCGCGTCGCCAGTACATCTGCAGGCCATTGCCATTGGTTGTCTGGCGAGCCTGCTCCAAACCTAAGATCGTCAAGTTCATCCTCACGACTCTCCGACATAGCGGATACCGCCATCGTAAAGCGCGAACGCATCAACGATAGGTACTCCGCTGACTTTGATTCTCCGTCAGCTACCTTACCGACTGTATCCATGCTAGTCTGATCGTACGCCATTAACTTCCCATCCAAGAATTGATAACACCCTGCGGTGAATAGTTACTCTTAATCACCGCAGTATACTCTCTATGTGCTACAGGGAAAGCAAAAGTCACCGCGAGTGCGTCCGCAGCGTCGGGAGAAGCCAAGCCTCTTGCCCTCATCTCTTTCTTTCCCTCTAAAAATATAGTGCCAGACGAGTTTGGCCGTTTCATTGGGCCTGTCAAGTCTGCTTTTAGTTGTCTATCATCCGCTATACTAGCAGACTTTAGCCATTCTCGCATACTATTCCACATTTCAGCACGTTTATTACCAAAAGCGATAGATTGTTTAGCTCTACTGCCGAAGTTAACGCCTCGTACCTTATACCT